GGGAACCAGCGGAGCGCTATCTCCAGGGAGCCGTTGGGGTCGGCGGGTCCGTCTTGTTGCTTCAGAACTTGGATATGTAGGGTGTCTGCCCCGTTGTTGTAGACGCCCCACACATGCCGTGCTTCGCGTTCCCCGGCGAAGAGCAGGCTGTTCATGGTGAGGGGCTTCTGGCCGGTGGCCCACTCACCACGAGTGACGTGGTGGAGCAGGACGATGGCCGTGTCGAGGGACTGAGCGAGCCGCTTGAACTGAGGCAGCACCGCCGCGTAGAACTGCGGGTCGTGGTGCGTGTACCCTGGCACGATCATGTCGATCAGGTTGTCCACGACGATGACGGGCGGTGCCGCCCCAATCCATTCGACAAGTCCCAGCGCCATCTCCCCCACGTCGTCCACCGATACTGCTCCCCGGTGGAAGACGAGAGTGGGCCGTACCTCCTTCATCTCGTCTACCAACCCGCCCCTCGTATCGGGATTGGCGATGGCGCTGGTGACATCATGTGTCTCCCGCCCGAGGGCGAGAGCCGTCATCCGAGAGAGGACGGAGGCCGGGGAATCCTGAGCGCAGTAGAGCAGCGGCACGCGCATCCCCATCGCCATGTTCGCTGCCAGTGTGGACTTCCCACCCCCAGGGGCACCGGCCACAACCACCAACTCCATTGTCCGCAGGGTGACGATCTGCCCCATGCGTCGCCAGGGCAGCGCAATCTCACGGCCTGCGGCGGCTGGGTTGGCTATGGCTCTGCTCAGGGTTCTCACACCGGCCTCCGTGACTTGCTCGCCAGGCGCAGGACGATCAACGGGTGGAAAGGAACACCCTACTGCCCCTTCGCCGGGGATGACGGCCCGGCTGCTCCGTCTGGCGAGGACTTGGTGCGCCTACTGCCAACCGTCGTTGGCTCCCGCCCATGCCGGGGAACCTAACGCCCCGGCCACCGCCCCTGAAAGGGGCTTTGTCGCTGGTCGTCCCCCGCGGAGGGCCAGCAACCCTCGGCGCACCGACTCCTACTGGTTGCTGTTGGCTCCCCAGTCCATGTAGTCGCAGGTGCCAACGTCAACCCACTTGGTACCGCGCTTCACGCGCTGCACCTTGGAGCATTGCCACTCGGGGCCGCGGTCGGTGGTGTTGTGGAGCAGCACCCCGTCGCACCCCTCGTTGGGGCAGGCTTCCTCAGTGAGTTCCCAGCGGTCGTCCGTCTTGCTGCTAGAACGGGCCGTACCACTCTGGCTTCGTGTGGTGCTGGTGCTGCGGCGGGTCGTTGAGGACGCCCGCCCCGTCGTAGAAGGGGCATCGGCCTCGTAGCCTTCCAGCACCTTGAAGAGCGGAGCGGCCAGCGCATCGGCCAGTTCCTTGACCTCAGCGCCCACGTCATCCGTGGTGAGTTCCACGATGCCGTTGGCAACGAGTTCCACGGCACCCTTCCATGCCACCTGATAGGTGATCTGCTTATTCTTCGCGTCCATCGGAGTCCTCCGGTTCGGGTACGAAGTCGAGGGTCGTCATTCTAGCATCCCTGGTGATGGAGCGGAGGTCTCCGCTCCAGGCCGGGCAATGCGAGCGGACGGTGCAGTAGTCGCAGTACCAGTCCGCGTGGGCGGGGGCGAATCCGGTGTCTCTCATGCTGCGCTTGGTCGCCTCTGTCCATCGCAGCATGTTCCTGATGTAGTCGTCGCCGGGGTAGTTCTCGGCGCGCTGAATCTTGCCGAAGTCGAGATGGTGGAACCAGAGTTCCACCCGCTCGGGGGCAACTTCGTAGAGCGGTGAGTTGGGGTCATGCCGGGCGGCGTACAGGTAGGTGTAGAGTTGGAGCGGGTTGGCGCTGGCCGTAGCCCCGCTCTTCCAGTCCACGATGGCGCACTCCACATCGGTCCGGTCGTCCAGGGGGATGATGGCGTCGATGGTGGTGCTGAGTGGGGCCATCGAGCCGTTGGTGCCTGCGGGCACCGTGACCTTGACCTCACCTTGAGCCTTGTCAAGATCAAGGCTCTGGTAGACCTCTACCTCGCCCACGATGACGGCCTGCCACCACTTGCGTATCATCCTCTCGGCGTCTGCAAAGATAGTGGCTTCCGTCCTTCGCTTGGTACCTTGGATAAGTAGGCCACGGTTCACACCGTTCGCCAGCAGTTCGTTGATGAGGTCGGCGGCGCTCTCGATGGCTTCCTCGATGTCGATTCCCTCGACCAGCACCCGGTAGATGCCATGGTGGATGCTCGTGCCGAGCGGGTTCCACGTCGGCAGGAAGTCGGGTTCGTAGAGGCGCTTCAGGAGCCACTTCATTTGGCATTCCAAGAGGTCTCGGATGTCGGTCGAACGTGTCCAGATCGGGATGGTGAGTTGTGTCGTCATGTCAGCCTTCCTTTCCGTCCATCACCCTGCGGTACCACGGTTGCTCGTCCAGTGGGTTCGGCACCTGCTCGCACTCCCGCAGGAACAGCAACTTGGAGCCGCCCACTATCTCAGCGGTGCGCTCGTACCAAGCATACCACATCTCGTAGCAATGGAACGAGCAGGTGTCCCCGTCCTTGGGTACGGGGTCATCACACCACACGCACTTAGAAGAGGGGGGTGGCATACACATCCCTCAGCCAGTGATAGGCTGCCATCGCCCACTGTGCGTCGAAACCTGCATCGTGGGCGAGCGAGGCGTAGTCGTCAGGGCTACTTGGCCCGCCGTTGAGTTCACGGATGATGTCGATACCACCATCCTTGGCCTGCGACTTCATCTGCCGCCACTTGTCCTCGCCGCCGAGGAAGAAGCACACGGAGTTCAGGTCGAGGGCACGGTAGGAGAACATGCTTGCCAGGTGAGGCAGGTGCTTGCGCACGAAGGGCATATCGAACCCGGCCACGTTCCACCCGAGAGGCACGACGTATTGCCGGGAGCGGCGCGCATGGTCGGGCAGCCTCTCCCATAGCCACATCGCCATCATCCCGTCCACGAGGGTCGCCCCAGGCTGAAGGTCTATGAGAACCTGTTCGATGCCATGCACCTTCTCCGCTTCCGCGTCCCACTCGTACTTGTTCCAGTCCCAGCCACCGATGAGGGAGTCCTTGACGTTGTTGTTGTAGGCTCCCACAGCGAGGCCGATCTGGATGGGCACACTCAGGTCATGGTCGGTGCCCGATGTCTCCAGATCGAGGCTCACAAAGAAGAGGGGCTTGTCACTCATGGCTTGCCTTCTTTCACTGGTTGGTAGGCCGTGGTTCGATTGTAGTCCGCGGGGCAGGGGTGGCTGCGCCCCTTGATAGGAATGGGCGACTTGTAGGGGTCGCCGCACTTCGGGCACTTCCACCTGAGCCAGCCTTCACTCTTCGGTGTCATGCTCTGCCCTCTCCATCTCCTGTGCTTCCAGGTGTCGCTTGAAGTGGGCCTCTTCCCGGTCCTCCATGATGTAGGGGTCTTGGGGCAGATCGGGCACGTTGATGTCATCCAGGCTCATCTGCCCCGTTATCGTCATGAGGGGATAGACAGTCTCTTCCCACATCTGGCCGGGCGTCACGTCATACGGCAACCCCGTGCCCGAGTAGCGGTAGGCTTCGTAGGCCACAGACAGCGCAGCGTATACCGCACGGTCGAGGCGCGTGTCCTCGATGGACTCGCAGTTGGGAGCCTTGGTGGTGGAAGTCAGTTCCGCGAGCCGGGCTTGCTTCACCCCGAGCAGCACGTCGAAGACGGTTTGCACCGATACCCCGGCGTACTGGGCCGCAGCCTCAAAGTTGCTGAAGGGGTTGTCGTCGGTCGCGTAGTCGTGGTTCTTGCGGTCATGCGTCTGAAGCATGAGCGCCAGCACGTCATTGAACCAAGGATTACGCATCGTGGGCCTCCCTGATGTCGGGGTGAGTGTAGTCGATGGTGCGTGCCCCCAGGCTCTCCCCGTACTCGGTGAGTGGGGCATCACTGAACTCGCTGTCCTCTTCGTTCAGGTCAGCGATGAAGCGCCCCGCGTACAGCGGGCACTTCTGGAAGTCGCGCAGCACGAAGGGTCTCCCCTCGCCCCGCAGCAGAGCGGCGACCAGCACCGGGTCGGCGCATTGCGGCCCCATCGCGACGATCTTGCCTCGATGGGGGTCGTCGTAGTCACGCTCCACGAGCCAGGCGTGATGGACGGTGCATTGGCGCTTCACGTCACGACCTTCTGACGTGGTAGGTGACGCTCGGCGTGAGAACGTCGAAGTGGTAGGTCAGCACGTCCAGATCGCCGTCAGCCGGGATGACATGGACGTTCGTGGTGAGCATCGCCAGCATCGGGTCTTCCTCTGCCAGCGCCTCAATGCTCTCTTGGGCGATGTCGATGACATCTCCCTGAGGGGTGTTCCCGATGCGAACGGCGGTAGGACATCCCGCGGCATCGAGGAACACGACGATGACGTACTTGGCAACCATGGCGACCACTCTCCTTTCTTGCTCGGGGTCGCTTACAGGGCCGATTGTAGCACCGGCCCACCGAAGGTCAAATCGGGCCTTGCCCCATCAGTCGCCTCTGGAGCGCCAGGGCGACCTTGTGCTTCGCCTTGTCCAGCGCGTCCGCGACGTTCAGCCGCTCACGGGCCTTGCACTCGATGTACCAGGGGCCGGTACTGAGGTTCACCATCTGCCAGAAGGTGTTCTCGTCCACGACGTACATCTTGCGCGCCTTGCGGCGCTTCTCGCCAGGCTTCAACTCGTCGTACTGCTTGTAGGCCAGGGCTACGCGGGCACGCTGAAGTTCCTGAAGTCCCGCGTAGGCGGGATGATGTACCACTACGTCCGAGATGTCCTTGCTACCACCCTCGGCCAGCCTCTCCGACTCGTAGCCCTCACTGATCGCCTTGGCGACGTTGTATGTCTCCCACTCTGTCCCGTCGATCTTGTTGCGGTTGCTCACCTTTCCCCCTGGTTCATGATCTGCGTGACCAAGTTGTTGACCACGCCGATGGCCTCGGTCAGAGACCTCACCCGTGTCCGCTCCTGCATGAGCGCCCGGCGCAAGTCGTCTATCTCACGACGCAGCCCCTCCACTTGGGTCTGCCATCGAGCGGCCTGTGCCTCAAACACTTCGACCTGGACCCCTGATAGCGGCTGAACATTGCCCGGCGCGTTAGGAACCAACACTGATGGGGCGAAGTCCTCGGGCGGCAACGGCTCCGCGTCGATAGGCGGCAACGTGCCGCGGGGTGCCAACACCACGCGATCTGGCGAATCTCCGGTCACGTCTAGCCTCCGGTTCCGTACACCTTACGATCATAGCGGGCGCAGGCGGGGAGCCGGGACAAAGGAAAGGGGCGCGGCTCGCACCGCGCCCCAATCCTTGCCGTTGCCGCGGCTAGTTCACCACCCTACGCACCGGCACCGATTCCCGTTGTCGTCATCTTCATGACACGCGGCCAGGCTGTGCCAATGGTGATCGCATCCCGCGCACAGGCGCGGAGTCTCGCCACGGTCGCACGCTTCCGAGCAGTAGTCACCGCACGAGTCGTGGCGCGGGACGCACAGGTGACGCGGCAACCATGACTCACCGAACCACGTCACCGGCACGAACCATCCACCGCACGTTACGCACCGAAGTTGATGGGCGCGGCACCATCCCGCGACCACCACTCCATCGCGGCATTCCACGATGCCGCGCTCACCGATGTTGCGACGGCACACGCGGCATCCCCACACGCGCAACCCGTAGTGATTGCCGACGTAGACGTGTTCAATGATGCCCAATCCCCTCAGGTCTCCAGGGTTCCATCCCATAGGCACCGTCCTTTCTATGGTCAGCCTGACCATGCACGAATGAAGGCAAGTGCGCTCGATACGGTCGGGCGCGGGATAGGCGAGTGGTCATCTTCCATGAACCGCGCCATGATGCCGAGCGCTTCATCGATGGTCGCGAAGTGAACCACGATGCGCTCGCCGGTTCGCGCCACTTGCAACGCTTCCGCGAGCGCTTCATTGACCACAAACGAACGATGTTCAACGCACGACTCGCACGAACATGGACGTAGGCTACCCGAGCATACGTCGCATCCACACGCGAAGAGCGCGCCCTCGATGTCCTGCTCGCCGCGCACGCTTTCATCGCCACGCGCCACGGCACGACGGTAGCCATCACACAGGCGGCGCGGTAGTTGTAGCCATCTTCCATGCCCGCAGCGTTGACCTTCCACCGTCCTTTCTAGGCACATACCGCGGAGTGCGCGTTGGCACTCACACGCTTCGGTATCTTGCCCGCCAACGAGAACGCGTCCACAGTCGGCACAGTGGTAGGTGTCCTCATTGTCCCATCCACCATTCCAGCCTTGATACTCGCTACCCATGCACCTTTGATGGCATGTATCCGAGCAGAACCAAAGTACCATTGACTCGTCGCCATCGTCAAGCGTGACGGTGCGATGCGGCATCCTTCACCATCCTTTCTGCATCGGTGCGGCAGTAGTCACACACGATGCCACCGAATGCCAACTTCCATGCGTACTCATGCGCCAGGGTACGCCTACACACGGCACAGAACCACGGCAACTTAGCCATCCAACCGGGCGCATAGACTTGCACCGCGTCACCGAATCGGGATAGCGCCCGAACATCTCTCGGCGCGCTAGGCACCAACGCTAGGGTCATCGATGCACCTTCCCAGTCATCGACCGTTCAAGTTCTAGCCAGTCGTCAAGCGTTAGGTCGGCAACGTCGCGAGCCTGTGGAGTGCGCGCCAACACAGGGTACTTAGGCACCGGCCCGTTCGCATCTAGCCACGTCATGCCATCGGAATCGGCATGGTGTCCGTAGTACGTCGCGCACGATAGTTCCATGCCGCATTCGCATTCATCCATCGGGCGCGTGCAATCGAAGCACACGCCATCGCACCAACAAGGCTTCCATAGGCAACGCTCGCAGAATCCACCATCGATGGCATCGATCATGATGTCGGTGAGTGCATCTTGACTCATGCCGATCAATGGCATGGTGCCATTGGGTAGCCACGGTTCATGCTTCACTCCATGCGAATCGACGTGCGCGGCAGCGCTACGCATCGCGGGAGTAGCCTTGTGCGTCGCGTCCTTCACCTTCACGGCACGCGACCACACGCGCGTATCGGCATCGAACATCCATGCGTTAGGCATCCAATCACCGATGCCACGCCCACACGTTACATAGCCACCGAATCGCCAATGCTCATTGGAGAACCACCTATCACCATCCCAGGTTCCCAATGACTCATTGAGGATATACAGGTTGCGCGATGCAGCCTTATCGGTAGTGAGCATGACGATCAATGACGTACCGATGTAGTGTTCCACAAGTTCCACGATGGCGGCATTGTCCATCCAACCCGCGGGAAGGAACCGCGCATACAACCGAATGAACGCACGAGTATCAGACTCATTGGGTTCAAGGTCGGTGAGTACGTTGGCGATGATGCCATTGTGCGCTAGCACAGTGGAACCACTATGCCGATGGTCAACGATGAATGGGTGCGTGTTATCTAGGCACACGTTCCCATGCGTTGCGATTCTGAAGTGGAGAATGAATGGCGACTTCGGGTTGTTCTGTGCATCCTTGAAGTAGCGCCGCCACAGGTCAGCGCGTGACAATCCACGCTGCACAATCAACTTGCCACGGTGAAGGTAGGCATAGCCACCACCATCGGGATTGGCACTCCAACACTTATCCCACTCCGAATGGGTCAGCCTTGCGCCAGGATTCACGGCAACGGCAACACACACAGGCGATCACACGTCCTTTCTTTGATAGCGTTGTGTACGTCGTGCTTGCATAGTCTCTAGTCTAGCCTCCGATCATGTCGATTGCGAATCCGTACTCGGCGCGGTGAGTGACCATCCAATCGTTGAATGCATCCATCGACAACGCGCCGCTAGTCACGTCGGCATAGGTCATCGTGCGCGTGTAGTCAACGCTCGCGGCAATCCACTCAAGTTGACCCAATAGCACAGCCTTATCGCGGTTCGGCTTCAGGAATCGAAGTTCAATGGTCGCGCTATTCTGGAAGTTGACCGCGCTATATCGGTCGGGATAGTCCGTGCCACGCGCATAGCGATGCGCGTTGGCGCGCTCTTCGGCAACCCTATGCCATGATGCATACGATGAGCCATCGCGTCCACCTATGCGCTTCCATGCATCGGGATTCCGATAGATAAGTTGAATCCATCGCCACACGTGCGCGGCATCCAACGTGCCACCATTGCGCCGCGTTCCGTTCCGATAGAACGCGTCCCTACTGATATGGACGTGCAATCCATTGTTGTAGCCATCTTCCAACGCGGGTTCATACTCGCGCACCCAACGATTCCACACGTCCCAGTCAATGACGAGACCATCGCGCCATGCATCCAATGAACCGGGATGCGTGACAAGTTCATAACCTTGCACGCTTCCATCGTGCTTCAAGTAGTAACGCTGCTCGCCATCGGAGTGCGAGTGTAGATACTCCGCGCCTCGCGTGGTAGGTTCAAGTTCGGCTTCAATCTCCACGCCCATATAGAGACCATCGCAAGGCAACCCGATGAAGTTAGGGTAAGGCTTATGCGAATAGTCATTGATGTATTCAGACTCGCCGCGCTCTTCATAGCACGACTCACACAACGACTCATCGTTGTGGAATCTGCCGCACCATGAATAGCCACAGTCCACGCACTCGCAGTAATGACGTTCACACGCGACATCGCCACCATCGGTTGTATTGCCGCACGACTCGCACAATGAGTGCCCGCACTCATCGCATTCACGGAACGATTCACCATCGGCAACTAGATACCAGTCGCCACAGTCGCGGCAGCGTATCAACGCACAGTCGCGGCAATGCGCCACGTCGTGTTCAGTCGCGCCACACTCATTGCAGTAGACGCGCCCGCACGCTTCGCATTCATCGCGTGACGCGTTCGCGTCGATGGTCTCGCTACACACGTCGCACACACACGACGCGACGCTATCGGCATCGGTGCCAATAGGGTGCGCGCCATTCATCGCGCCATCGTTCGGCATGGTCTCTAGCCTTTCTGCATCGGCGCGGGTTGCCGATGCTATACGCTCGCGTGTGTCACGTTCCCGCGCTTCCACACACGCCACACAATAGCCGCGCCCGATACCATCTTGATACCATGCGCCACTACTCACGCGCTCGCCTACATGCTCAAGGCAAAGACGCGCGCCACACGTCAGGCATTGCCAACGCGTTAGGTAGGTTGCGCCTACCCTCGCGCACACGTCGCACGCGAACGCGTGCGCGTTGATGTCGATGTTATCGAAGTCGTCAGGCATCTACCCATTGCCTTTCTACTCGCATAGCCTTGCCACTTCGATGCCGATTCACCTTCCCTATCCATGGTCTCCAATCTACTCGGCGCGGCGTACCCTCCCCCTCCCCCTCAATCATTATCGGCATCGGCGCGCCCGATGTCAAGTCGTTTGTGTGTGAATGGCAAAGACGCGCGTCTATCAGGTGCGCGGCATGGGCGCGACACACACACGACGCACGCGCCCGCACGCACACGCACACGCAGAGGCGACGCGACCCCGGAGGCGTTGGGGTAGGGGGCTAGCAGGCAGGCGTAGTCGCCCTGGAATGGGCCTGAACAGCGCACAGGAAGTCATTTGCGGGTCTGTGCAAGCATCGAACGTGTGTTCGATGCCTTCCTGGGGGTGTCCGAGGGTCGAACAGGTGTTCGATTGGCCTTCTTGGTGCGGGCCAGGGCTTCCAGGAGCGACATGCAATCGTGGTGGGTCATTGATCGAACGTATGTTCGACTGGACTCCAGGGCCAGCAGTTGCCTCGGGGTGAGTGCCAGGGGTGTCACTTGCAGATTGCAAGCATCCTGGTCAGAGGCTTTCTTCGCGGGCCTGGGAATAGGCTCTTCTCCGGTTCGCTTGTAGGGGGACGCGAGCGTAGCGAGCAGGGGGATGCTCAGACTACCACCTTAGGGGTGGTAGTCTTCGCGGAGAGAGAGGGGAGTGTGAGGGGGGAGAGAACCAGAATGCCCTTCAGAAGCGAAGCCCAGCGGCGGTACCTGTGGATGGAACATCCCGACATCGCCCGGCGTTGGACGAAGAAGTACGGCTCTCGACCGAGGCCGAAGACACGGAGGCGACAGCGTGGCAAGCACTAGGGCCAGGGCAGGACGCACCGGGGGGCGCAACGCCCGCGCCGCGGCCGCACACACCTACCGGCGTCCCGGCTACCACGTTGACCTGGAACGCAGACGGGTCTACGGCAACCCCGTCCTCGACTTCCTGCTCGGACGCAAGATGGTGTCCGTCTACCACAAGAACCCCCGCGTCCGTGCCGGGAACACCCGCTCCAGGAGTTCCCGATGACCCCCCGCCGACGCTCCGGTGGGCACGCCCGCTACGGCGTCGCCGTCGCAGGCAACACCCGCAACCGGGGGCCGAGAGGCCCGTGGCACCTGATGACCTCCCCCTCCCCACGGCACCATGGCACCGTCCGCAACTGGAAGCCGTTCACCCCAGGGGCCGTCCGCTCCGCGGTGCGCCTCGACACCAGCCAGATCATCGACCGGCGCACCAGCCGCTACACCAGGCCCGCCGCGGGCCGCACCCGTCAGCGGAGCGGTCGATGACCTACCCGCCCATCGTCGGGCGACACGACCTGTTCATCGTGGCGGCGTGCTGTGCCGCCATCCTCCTGATCGGCGCGTGGAGGGCCACCCGATGCCGGTGACAGTCGATGAGCAACTTGCCAACGCCCGAGAACGCATCATTCGGCTGCTCGACCGAATCATGTCCCTGCGCGCCCAGCGCAACCACTACCGCGACGCCATGCTGCGCGCCGAAGCCCGACCCCACCTGCGGGGCCGCAAGTTCTACGGTCCCGAGGTCGAGAAGTGGCGGGGACTCCTGCAATGGTGCTTCGACTACTGGGCCAACAAGATGCTCGGGCGGGACGCCACCGAGTACGAGGTTGACTTCGGAATGGGTCTCGTTCACCACGAGTCCCGTGGCTATCACCTGGCTCGCTCTCACCTTGAATGGATTGGAACTCCCCCCCCAGGTTACGACGGTACGCCCTCCACCCGTGCTACTGGCCTTCCCCAACATGTCCCCGCTTGGTGGGCTGATCGATCTCGGGCGGCAGGCTTTGAGGGATGGCCTATTCTGGACCCCTTCGCTCAGTTGATGGTCATGGCCTGGATGGTCTACGACTACTACCACTTGCGCCCCGCTCCCAACTGGCAGCATTGGCCCGACGCTCCAGACGGCACCAAGGGCAGCACCACACTGGTCCGAGAAGAACTCGCGCCCCTCTACCCCGAACTAGCGGGGTAGCGGTGCTAGAGTGGTTGTGACTCCCTGCGCAGGAGGTAAAGCAATGGGTACATTCTGGCAACGCATCAAGTCGAGGAAGTTCCTCATCGCCGTTGCGGGCATCGTCATCTTCATCCTGTCCCAGTTCTTCGGGGTGGACTTCGACATGGAAGCCACCATCGCCCTGGCTGGTACGATCATCGCCTACATCACGGGTGAGGCGCTGGTCGATAACGGTCGGGCGAAGGCCGAAGTCGCGGCTCAGGTGGAGTTCTGGCGTCAGCAACAGGAGTCGGTCATCAGTCAGTTCAACGCTCTGAAGCGCAAGTACCAAGACGCGATGGGCGAAGAGGCTGAGAGCATCGACTACTCTGGAGCCGACGACGGCGGCGGGCTTCCCTACTGATCGGCCCCAACTGCGGGGCTATGAGGGGTCGGGGGCGCAACAGCGCCCCCTTCCCTAATGTCGGTTAGTCGATAAGTAAGCGTCATCGTGACAGTAAGCAACGCACCATTCTACTCGACCCAGGCACGCCGGGCGTACCTGCGCTCCCAGGAGCATCGCTACCGCCGCCACGAGAAGGGCGGCTTCTCCTTGCGCGACATGGCTCTCGACGTGCAAGGCCACTTCGATCTCGACAAGACCCCCTCCCCGGCAACGATCAAGAACGACTTCGCCTGGCTGGAGCAGCGGGTCGGCGTCACCGAACGCTCGGCAGAAGCCACCGAACTGCTGAGGCCCGAGAACTTCCCGACCTGGCGCTCCATGTTCTTCCTTGCCCCCAACGGCAAGCCCTACTCCACCCCCCGCCACCAGTTCGCATGGTTCTGGCTCGTCGTCAGCCTCGCTCTGAAGATCGACCTCCCCGAGTGGGTCGTCACCTACTTCCACGACACCTGCGACGTGGACGTGTCCGAGTGGGGACTGGGCGACTGGAAGAACAACATGGACCGGCTGATGACCGTGTGGATACTCGCACCCCCACGGCACGGCAAGACCGACCTCTTCCTGCACGCGATGATCTGGCTCATGTGCTACAACCCCAACATCCGAATCCTCTGGTGCGGCGGCTCCCTCGACCTCTCCGAGTTGGGCGTCGAGTACATCAAGATGGAGTTGGAATCCAACGAGCGCCTGGTCGAGTGGTACGGCCCCTTCCAGTCCGCGAACCAGTGGTCGAAGGACGGCCTGGTGGTCGCCGGTCGTACCCAGGTCATCCGGTCCCCCACCCTGAAGCCGGTCGGCAAGGGCAGCACGGTGCTGTCCCGTGACGCCGACATCATCATCGTGGACGACTTCATCGACATCCGTTCCGCAGAGTCCCCGGCACAGACCGCCCGCGACGTGCGGTGGGTCAAGTCGCAGTTGATGACCCGACGCGAACCGTGGACGCCGGTACTCGGCATCGGCTCCCACCAGCCGTCCCCCTACGGGGACGCCTACTCCGAGATGGAGTCGGGGAGCCTGGAGACCCCCATCCACTTCCTCAAGATGAAGGCTCACGATCTCTCCAAGTGCCTGCCGGGGGTGATCGATGAGCAGCGGCACGGCGTCCACTGTATGCTGTGGGCCGAAGAGCGGCCCTACTGGTTCCTGGAAGAGATGCGCCGCACCCTGGGCGACATCATGTTCATGGTCTGCTACAACCAGGAGCCGCTGGAAGGGCGCATCCAGACCTTCCGCGAAGTCGTCGTCCGCGCCCGCTTCCCCGAGCCGACCTACGACCCGGTAGCCAAGCGCTACCGCGACCTCGGCCCCGGCGAGTCCCCCGGCGTGCTGGACTACCGGCGCAGCATCGGGCGCAAGGACGGCTGCTGCCAGAGCGGAGACCCGCTGCTGCGGGCCATCGGCTTCGACCCCGGTGGCAGCGACTCGGCAGAGTCTTCCGAAACCGCCCTCACCGTCCTCGCCGGTTGCCGACACTGTATGCGCCTCTACGTCGAAGAGTCGTGGAGCCGTCTGCTCTCCCCCGAACTTCACACCGGGGAGATCGCCCGCTACGCCGCCATGTACCGGCCCAAGCGGGTGCGGGTCGAGGCCAACGCCTACCAGCGCGCCCTCGCCCGAGACCAGCGGCTCACCGAGGAATCCCTGCGCCTCGGCTTCATGGTGGACGAGTGGACGACCGACGAGCGCAAGTGGGACTACGACCTCGGCATCCCCATGCTCGCCCGCTTCTCCGAGAGCGGTCGCCTCTCCGTCCCCTTCCAGTATCCGCAGGACCGGCAAGCGATGGAACCCCTGCTCACACAGATGGTTCGCTTCCCCCGCAGGCCCAACGACCGCATCATGTCGCTGTGGCTCGCCTACCTCTCCGTCATCGACATGATCGAAGAGTTGCGCACCGCCACGCCCGAACACATGCCCGGTTGGGAGAACCTGCCGCTCTTCCTCAAGGAGCAGGAAGTGACCATCGACTTGTCGGAGTTGGACGAGGTTTGGGAATATGAGGGAGATGGGGACGGTTCCGTTGAGGTTGAATAGCGCGCTGTGTGGGGGTACTCCTTGACCACTTCTACCTTCGACCTTCTGGCCGAGGAAGTAGAGGCCCGAAAGGATGCCAAGATGCTGAACGACATGGACGAGATGGCGTCCGTGTACGAAGGCAACTTGCCGTCCAAGTACGACCGCTACTTCCCTGGTAACGAAGAGCGTCACATCGTCAACCTCATTCGCCTCGCATGGGACGATCTGGCGACTTCGGTGGGGCGGCTCCCCGATCTGCGCGCCGACACCCGCAACCTCACCGACCGCGAGCAGAAGCGGGCGGGCATGTTGGAGCGGGTCGGCTTCAACTACCTCCGCAACGCCGAGCCGTCAGGCAAGATTCTGATGTGGATGGCGGGCTGGGACTTGGTGGGTCTCGGTGCAATGAGCCTGTTGGTCGTGCCAGACACCGAGCGCCGCCAGCCCGTCATCACCATTCGCGACCCCCGCACCGCACACCCCAAGGCGTCCAAGAAGGTGCGCAACCAGATCATCACTCTGGAAGACATCATCTACGACTACACCATCGACTCCAAGACCGCAGGGGAGATGGGCCTCGCCGCCAAGACCAACGAGAGCGGTCGCATCGAGGATGACGTGCGCATCCTGGAGTACATCGACGGCGAACAGTGGGTCGTTTGTTCGGATGGGGGCACAGTCAAGCGTACCGAACATGGCCTCGGCTTCTGCCCCGCCACCTACGGCAACACCTTCTCCCCCAACCAGGCGCATCTCGGTCAGTTCCAAGACCAACTCTCCCTGATGGTCGCGGTGAGCCGAATCCTCACTCAGAAGTTGGCGTTCGGAGACCGGGTGGTGTACCCGCTGATGTGGGTTCGGGGCCATCAGGGAACCATTCGCATCGGCCCCCACGTCCTCAACAAGTTGGGGCCGCAGGGCGAGATGGGGCAGATCGCCCCGCCCGTCCAGTTGCAGGCCGACCGCGACCTGGAGATTCTGGAGCGCTTCTCCCGCATCCTCAACCGCAACCCCGAAGTGCGGCAGGGCGAAATCCAGACCAAGGGCACCTACACGTCTGCGAAGACGCTGGAGCAGTTGGCCGAAGCCATCGATACGGTGATCGGGCGCATGTGGGACATCATGGGCGTCACCATCCAGCACACCCTGGAAGCCTGCTACCGGATGGACGAGAAGTTGTGGCCCGACACCCCCAAGGTCATCGTCGGTTCCCGCAAGGGCCGCTCCTACACCGACGAGTACACCCCGACCAAGGACATCGCCGGTCACTACAAGGTCAACGTGGACTACGGGTTCGGACTCGGTGGCTACCAGGGCTTCCTCATGCAACTTCAGGCCAAGGATGCCCGCCTCCAGTCCCGGCGTGGGGCCATCGAAGAGATGCCCGGCGTCAGCGACGTGGACGAGAAGATGCGGGAGATCGAACTGGAGTCGCTGGACGATGCGACCCAGGCCGCATTCCTCGCTCAAGCCCAGCAGGGCGCGCTCGACGTGGTTCTCATCGCCAAGTTGCGAGAGGCCATGGCGAAGAAGGGCAAGCCGCTCAACGACATGATCTTGGAGTACGAGGACGAGATCAGGGCACAGGCAACGCAGGCAACTCAGCAGGGCGGGGCCGAAGCCCTGACGACCCCGCCCGCCCCCGAAGAGGGGATGGTGCCCGAAGAGGAAGCCCCGTTGCAGGGCGTACCCCCGCTCTCCACCTTGGGGGTGTAGTCCATGGCTAGGCGCACAGGCGGTCGAATCCCCCCACAGAACAGGCCCGCCCAAGCACCGGGCATCGGGCGCAACTCCAAGCGTCACGATCTGGAGCGGCGCAACGTCCCCTTCCTCCAAGGCTCCGATCTTCAGCAAGGCGATGTGCAGGCGTTGGAGCAGGGGCAGCGTGTCCAGCCGATCAAGCGGACGCAGCCCCCGGCCCGCGCTGAACGCAGGCAGGCGCAACGTGAAGCCTCCATGCGGGGAGGCGTCGAAGGCGGCATCCCCGGCGACCCCATCTCCTTCCTCGCCCAGCGTATCGGCGGCACCTACTCGGGGCCGAAGGGCGGCGTCGTCGGACAGTCCCGCCACGACTACCGGGCATGGCTTCCCCTCCTAGAACGGCTCGCCTCATCCCCTGGCGCGTCGGGCACGTTGGTCAGCGCCTACATCACCAGGCTCCACAACATGCTGACCGGCCCGACCGTCCAAGACAACCAGTTCATCGACATGCAAGAAGCCGATGATCTGGTCGAGGCGCAGTTCGGAGGGGGACAGTATGCCCCGTGACGCCCATCCCGCTCCCACCGAAGAGCAGCCCGAGACTCTTCCGCGCGTAGCCGCGCCCATCCTCCAGGCTGGGGTCATGGGCCAGCGGCCCGGTACGCCGCTCCAGTCTGAGGTTCAGCCGCGCCAGGAGTTCCTGGCCGAACACGAACGACTCCAGGAAGCGGCCATCGACCTCCCGGTGTACTCAGGCCCGCCCAGGCCGCTCTCCCAAGCGGCCATCATGCAGATGCCTACCCCGAGGCAACTGCTCGGAGAGGGCTACTCCCCAGTCTGGTACACCGCTCCCCTCCCCTCCAACGGGGAGCAGACCTTCCGCGAGATCGCGCTCACCATGCAGCAGATCGACGCCGAGAACCCGGTTCTCGTCGGAGACCTCATCCGTTCCGGTTGGGCCATGCTCGCCATGCCCGAGATGGTCGCCTACACCCGGTCGCAGATCGGCATGGACAACGGCGAAGCCATCGCCATGATGCAGGCGCTCATCCCCGACCTTCCCGACTACGCCCAGGAGCATGTCGAGCAGGCGCTCTCCGACTCGCCGCTGGTCGCAGAGTTCTTCACTGAGACCCGCCACATGTGGCATTCGGATGAACGTCAGTTGATGATGACCCTGCTCGCCACCATCCCCGCCACGGACGACTTCGGGTTCCACCGCCGCGATGCCGTACTCAGCCTCGCTCACCAGTACCTCAACGACGGCGACCACGACCTCAGCGACCCCAACCAGCGCGCTCAGTTCTTCACCATGTTCTACCAGTGGACGCGCCAGCAGCAGCAGGAGTGGGTCGGGAACATGGGCGGCTTCGCCAACTTCGGCGCGATGATGTCCGTCCCGCACTTCATGGTGGCCCGTGGCATCAACTGGATTGGGGGCCATCTCGTAGACCCCGACGAGTGGCAATGGCGGCAGGGACTCTCCATCGGCCAGAACATCGCCACGTCGCTTGGTCTGGAACCCGGTGACGGGTTTGCCTGGACTCTCGCTTCCGGGGCCATCGACGGCTTCAACAACATCTACCTCGACCCGCTCAACCTTCTCGCCGGGTGGGGCATCGGTGCCAAGATGTCGAGGACGATTGCCCTCACCCCCAAGTTGGCGGCAATCCCCCGCGCCCTGCGCGCCGCAGGCGCTCTCCTTCCCATCTTCGGACGCCGCTTCACCCGCTTGCCGCGCTTCTCCCGCAACCTGGCCGCACGGTTCATGTGGTCGCTCAGGGCACACCCCGAAGAGTGGTTCGTGGAGCAGGCGCGAGCGAACGGCGTGTGGACGCACATGTACGAAGTCCTTCACGGCTCGGGCGGCATCGCTCGGCTGCTGGAGTTCTACCCCCACCTTCGGCCCCTGGCCGACACGTTCGTATCGCAGATGCTCGCCCGCTGCGACTCACCCGAGGCGATAGAGCAGGCGTACCTGCTGGCCGCGAAGGGCCAGTTCACGCAAGGCGCGAAGGGTGTGGAGGGCATGGAGTTCCTGGCCCGACTCAGGGCCACGTCTGCTGCCGACTACCAAGAGATCGTCCGCAAGGGCATCGAGGATGGGGTGGTGGCTCCGCACCTGCTCGTCGGGGAAGTGGACGGCTTCGATGGTGTGGAGTTCATGATCGGCTCCTACGCTCGTGGTCGTCTTGCCAGCGGAGCGACGGGACTCACCGCCGTCCGCGAAGCGGACATCAGCGGAGACCTCACCGGCAGGGCCATCTTCCACGTCATCGACCCCGAGCAGCAGGCACGGGAAGCCGGGCAGGGGGCAATCCGTTTCAACCCGCCATCCCCCACCGCCTACGACGACTCAGCCGTGGTGGTTCTTCCCCACAACTGGCACGCGGTTGCTGTCACCGGAGAAGGCGTAGTCCAAGGCGTCGCCGCGGGCGCAGCCGCACGAGGGATGGGGAAACTCTTTGAGTGGCTTGCTCGGCACCCCGACTACCACGCGGTCCCCACCGCAACCTCGGCGGTCGAGAGTGCCGCCGATCTCCACATCTTCCGCGGTCGCTCCATGGTGCCCATCCAGGATGCCATGCTCTCCATGGTTCCCGAAGGCATCCAGCGCAAGTGGGTCAACGCTTGGTACATGCGGCAGCAAGGCGTCACTCTCCAGGCTATCGCTGACCACTTCGGCATCTCTCGGCGCACCGCTACGCGTTGGGTAGAGCGCACCGATGAGGTTATGCTCGGTGGTCCGACCGGGGTGTTCGCCATCAAGCCGGGCACCCCACTCATCGATATGGACGAGACCAGGCGTATCGGTGGGCAGAACTTCTACCACTACCGCACCGAAGACGGAATCGATGTGTGGGCCAGGGGCGACTCCGGTATCAACCGGAACGCCTTCGGATACGATCAGATGTCGGCTCCCACCCGGCTGCACATGGCGCTCCGCGACCTTCAGGTGCAAACCCTGGAGGCGCAGTTGACGCCCTCTCACGTCACCAGGATGCACGACATCTTCCAGCGTGTCCTGGCCGACCCCGAGATGGTGGCTCTGTTGCTTCGCTACGCAGACACCATTGCTCCCGACGCAGACGAGATTCGCCTGATCTCTCGGATGCTCCCCGGTTCGGATGCCACCATCGACGCCCGGTTCCTCACCAACCGTGGGGCGGGCAGGCTTCAGCGGGCCAAGCACATGACCGCCCCCGAAGCGCCGTCCAGCATGTACCAGACCGCTCTCCAGAAGTGGCGGGACCGAGAAGCGCTCTTCAAGCGCATCGAGGCTGGTGGTTCCCGCACCATTTGGGTCAAGGACTTCCCGACCCACGTTCCCCAACTCCGTGGCAAGCGACTGTGGCGGTCGCACGCCTCCAACGACGCACAGGGTTGGTGGGGCGGCTTCCGACGCCGTGCGTCGGCCATGTTCTTCAACCCCCGCTACAAGCCGGTCTTCGACTTGTTCAAGGGAGGCGAAGGCGGGCACTCGCTCGGCATCTTCCTCCGCAAGTGCGGGGCGTCCGAATCCTTCATCACCCGCTGGGTCAACGAGTTCATCAACTCCCCGGTGGCAGAGCGCTACGACGTGGTGCGCAACGCCGTCATCGCCGTGTCCGACGAGATCAACCACCCCCTCTTCAAGTTCCATCTCGTAGAGTACGTCGAGAAGCAAGGCGTCCGTCTGTACGCCGCGGTGGGCGACGAGATGGGCGGCATCGAGGAACTGGGTCTTGGTTACGGGCGCGGGGCGGGCAAGTTGGATGTCCCGCTGCCACTGTTCCCCAGCCACAACGCCCGCTTCGTGGCTCTGCCCGACGAGCAGTTCTTCCGGTCGCTGCGACGCTGGAAGCAAACGCAGAACTACAAGAAGATGCCGGGCTACGAACGCGGGTTGATGGGGTGGGGCGAGACCGCCATCAGGCGCAAGTCGCTCGCCAACAAGTATCGCAACGAGATAGCACGGATGCGGAAGGAAGGCATCGTAGACCTGGGCGGTCTCACCGACGAGGACGCCCTGGCTCTCGCCTACGCTACCGTCTGGCGCAGCGACAAGGGAGACCTCGGCGGGCTGGGCAAGGTCGCCCTGGTCTCGCACGCTCTCGGCAAGGCGTACAACGTGTTCCACGGTGTCTTCTCCGTGTCGCAGTTGGCGCTGCGGCCCGTCGCCTGGGCCGGGCGCGTTCTTCTGGAAGAGCAGTTCCGCGGAGCCTTCTACGACCTCCCCTCCTTCGCCCGCAACCCAGTCCGCATGTTGAGTTCCTGGTTCGATGAGTACCTGACCAGCCGGGTCGTCACCTGGCAAGCGAAGAACCAGAAACTACTCCACGACATCCTCAACGACATGTGGAAGGGTCTGCCAGACACGGCCACTCCCGAGGACGTGCTGGCTGCGGCGCGCCTCGTCGTTCCCGACATCGACCGGCTCCTGACCGACGCCGGGAAGGACAGCCTCACCACAGCCGTTCGCGCCAAGGCCGGTGTCGCCCACGTCATCACGCACTCCTTCCTCAACGAGACCAACGCCGACATCTTCGCCCACGGCACCAGGGGCGTCAGCCGTCGTGTCGTTATGCGCACCGGCAAGTCCCGTGTCGCCCGTGCCCGCCTCAAGGAGATGGGCCTCGACATGGACTTCGACTGGGGCGACATCACCGAGATCATGAACAAGGGCTTCGCCATGAGGTACATCGAGGACGTGACCTCATCCGGTAGCCTCCCCGTCCAGTTGACCCGATTCGGCATGACCGTGGACGAGTCCAAGCGGTACGGCACCGCCCTGGGCCGGTCTCTGCACCAACTCGGCAACGACCCCGTGGTGGGCAAGTTCGGGCTGGGCCGACGCCTCGCCGCCATCGCCGGGCACGGCGATGCAGGCCCGTGGCGTGCCGAGGCTCTGGTTGCCTCGACGTGGTGGGACGACATCGCCGGGAACATACGTCGGGTGGCCGAGCGCGCTGTGGACAAGGGGAAGGCTCCTGCCGACATCCTCCAGGGCGGGCCTCAACGTCTGGCCGAGTGGTACCTGACCGACATCGTGGACAAGTACACCGACTACCTGTTCGGGTGGATATGGAAGAACCAGGGTGCCGACGAGCAAATCCGCATCATCAACGCCCTGATGAACAACGAGCCGGTCACGGTCAAGATCGGCAACAGCGAGTACCTGTTCCACATGCGCGCCGCGCACGAGGCGAGTTTCACCAGCACCATCCGTCAGATCGTGGAAGAGCAGGGCAAGGTCGAAGGACTCGGCCTGCCCCCCACCGTCACGTCCCACTGGGACGCTCGCTTCCTCTTCGATGACACCCCCGACACCATCACCGGCTTCGTCGGCTTCATGGCGCGCCGCATCATGGCCTTCTCGGGCGACAAGTTGAGCCAGTACGTCAACCGGCGACCCGCCTACCTCGCTGCCTTCAGGGAGTCCTACCGCTACTACCGGGACCGTGGCTTCGCTCACGAGGCGGCGCAACAGGCCGCGCATCAGATCGCCGCCGAGAAGGTCAACCACGTCTTCTACAACATGGACAACGCGGTGCCGTTCCTGCGGGCCTTCAACAAGGTCAGCCCCTTCTTCACCGCCTGGTGGGAGGTCGCTCAGACCTGGGCCTACAAGATACCGTCCCTCATGGGGTGGGGCATCGGTGTCCCGGTCATGATTCGCAAGGTGGACCGCTTCGTGCGCGCCTTGGTCAACATGGGCCTCATCGAGTTCGACGCCGAACCCGACCCCAACTCTCCGCTCCGCACCCGGCAGATGAGGATGCGCCTCGACCCGCGCTCCAACACCGGCAACGTGTTCGGGGACGTGATGAGCAAGACTCTCTTCCACATGATCGCCACACCAGCCACCGTCGTCCAACACCTGTGCAACGTGCGCAACATCCTCGGCAACCCGTTCGCCTACGACGAGGGGCCGGGCAAGGACGTGTGGTACCTCAACCTGGGCAAGCCCACCGACCCGTTCTCCCATGGGCTGATGGCTGTCAACCAGGCGTACTTGGGTCTCAACCCGCTCGGCACCTGGGTCGCATCCAACATCCTCAACCGCATCCCCTTCGCCGTGGACTACGACCGGGGCGATTCCGTCGAGGGCGAGACCGTTGCCGAACTCGCGGCTCGGTGGAACACCACGCCGAGCGCCGTCTACGCCATCAACCGCGGAGCCTTTGAGGAAGCGTTCGGCAGGGAGACCGCTCGGCTCCTGTTCGCCGGGGAGGTCTCCCCCGATACGGTCATCCCGAATGTGATGACCGGCCTGAAGATACCGGACAGCAGCCTCATCGAGCAGATCATCGACCCCTTCTTCTTCCCCTTCGGGCGAGAGGACACCATGGCTGGCCTCTTCTTCGACATCTTGCCCGGCTGGACACAGTACGTCCTCCGTGGCTGGGGCTTGCACGGCGGCTCGTCCCAGGGCATCGAGCCTGGGGACGATCTGCCCGAGTCGGGCTTCCTCTCCTTCATGGCTACTCCCGAAACCAGGGCAGGCATCTCGGGCGAAATCCTCGTCCAGATGCAACACCTGGAGGCCGAGGAAGGACTCATGACCAAGACCATCGAAGCCTGGGCGGTCGTCGGCAGGCTCATGGACGAGTACGAATCCACCATCGGCATCGAGGTCAACGGCACGACCATCACCGTTGCGCATCCCGATCAGCCGGGTGGCCGGGCGTTCCAGTTGGCGCTCGATGAAGCACAACGCCTGGAGGGGGAACTACTCAGCCGGGCCATGAAGAACGCTGGCGGCGCACTCATCATGCGTGGCATCACCGGCTTCGTGGCACCCGCCATCCCACGGATGCTCTACCACGAGCAGGAAGTTGCAGCCGCCTACCACCAGGCGCGCCAGTTGGCGCAGGCCGACCCCGAGAACTTCGACATGGAAGGGTACATGCTGCCCGCCCTCTCGGGCGACGACGAGCAGGCTCGTCAGGACATGCAGGCTTTCAACAACATGCTCGCTACATGGTTCCAAGAGCCTGAGCGCGGCTCGTTCGCCAAGCACTACCTCTCGACTCGCTACCCCGAAATCCTGCCCTTCATCATGGGCAAGACCTACTGGGGTCCGAACGGGGAAGCCCCCGACACGCAGACCATCGATCAGTACTCGGACGATCTGCGCGCCGGTATCCGCAAGCCGTACCCACCCCACGTCTTCCTTCAGCGGTACGCCCGCAGCGCCAACTCGTTCAGCCGGGAGGTTGCCATCGTCCAGCGGTACGGCAACGACCCGGTGGTGGCCGCATCCCGCATCGTCCAGAACTACCAGTCGTACCGCGACTACGTGGCCCCCTTCGGGGTCTTCACCGATGTCATGGACTACGCTGACGACTTCTTCAACCAGGGCGCGTACCTCGACCACGTTGAGCGCAACCGGGAAGAGAACGCCACTCTCATCACCGAGTTGGAGCGTCGCCTCAACATGGACATCGAGACCCTGGAGGACTGGTCGCTCAACGCCGACGAGGTTCTGTCCATGTCCACCAGCGAACGGCAGGAGTTCGTTGGCAAGATGCGAGCCATCATCGTCCAGGTCAGGCAGGGCATCCAGTCGTGGCGTGACGCCTACCTGGAGGAAGAGATCACCAACCCGAGGCAGGCGGCGCTCGCCGCCTACTTCGATGACTACGTTGGCGCGTACTACGACGGGCTGGGAGCCTTGTTCGACCGGCTCGACACGGTACACGACAGCGAAGAGCGGTCGGCCCTCTACGACGAGATTCGCAACTACCAGAACGGCGAGGGCATGAAGCCCGTCACCATCGAAGGGGTCGCCTTCCCGTCCGTGCTGGAATGGTGGTGGAGCGCCAAGACCACCGAAGAGCAGGAGACCCAACTCTACAAGTGGGTCGGCACGAAGCCCGAGTGGTTGAACGTGTTCGCTGCGCAGCGGCTTGCCGACCGTGCCCCCGAAGCCGCTCAGTACCTCCCCACCACCATCGAGCAGGCTGAGGTCTACAACGCCTACAACCACCTGCGCAACATGTGGGGCGATGCCATCGAGCCGAACTGGGTAACCGGGGAACTCTCCGAGTACACGCAGACCCAAGCCAACAGCGTGTCCTCCACGCTTCAGGACGCACTCAGCCTGTGGCTCATCCAGAACGGGCGTGGCGGCGAAGCCGTCTGGCGCGAGTTGCTTCCCATCCAGCGGCTCAGTGTCCTCAACATGCTGCCCACCAGCCTGCGGCAGTACCTCCCCGCGATCAACATGGTGGTCGAGTCGCTGTCCTCGATGGAGAAGACCCCCGAATCCACCGCAGGCGACCAACTCTTCAGCCTCATCTACATGCAGATCATGAGGGACATGCAGAACAATCCGCAGATCGGGACCGACCTCGTATTCCTCGGGGAACGCATGTTCGATGAGGTCGATTACGACGCCATCTTCCCGCAACTGTTCCAGGGAGCATTCATTGGGGAAATCTAGCAGGGTCATTCGGTGTTGAGGTAAGACGTATGCCGGTCATGTATAAGGTCACGGAAGAGGGAGAGGTCATCTCCCAGTACTTCGACTCCTACAACGTCGCTTACGCGTTCGGGCAGGGGTGGACTACCATGCGTCCTCCCCCCATGCCCACCTTCAACCGTAACGGCGCGACCATCGGTGGCAACCGCATCGGTCTGCAAGAGGCGGTCGGTCTCATGTACCTGGGGCAACTGTCGATGCGGCCCGGCACCGCTCCGCAGCAGCCGTACATCATCAAGGTCGAACCGTCCAACACCTTCTCCCCCAGCGGTAACCCTCGCTTCCTCGTCACCTGGGGGATGCGCGGGGAAGACCCGTCCCTGTGGGGCGGTGGCATGGGAGGCCCGAGTGGGGCGATGCAACTGGAGTTGACCGACGAGATCACGCTCCTGCCGTCCGACCGCAACCCCGGCCAATACGAAGTCATCCCGACTCACCAGGAGCCGGGGCTTCTGCTCCCCGGCCTGGCGCAATCCATTCAGGAGGGGACGGTCTCTTACGGCAATGTTGACCGGGCAGACGCTCGTGTGGCCTCCGTCTTTGAGAGGATGTATAAGGGTACCCTCTCTCCGCAGGCGGGGTTCCAGGAACTCAACGCACTCATTGGCTACGCCAATGCCTTCAAGTTGCACGACCAGGCCATGCGCATGATGGAGGCCCAACTTCAGCGAGCGGGCGCGGAGTTCCCCACCGGCACTCTGCCGCGAGCCGCCACCTACGGCATCTTCGGCCTCAACCAGTTCTTCACCGACTTCAACCGGGCCATGGACCCGCGGTTCTTGGAAGGTCTCGGCCAGCCTGATCTGGACTACGAGAGCAACTTCTACGGCCCCGGCGTCAAAGACCCGCGCATCGTGGACAACCTGCTGGCTCAGGCTACCGAGTTCGCCCATGCCAACGCAGTTGCCTTCGCCGGGCTGTCCTACGACGAGCAGCAGGCATTCATCTCGTCCCCAGGCTTCGCAGAACTCCCTCTCGCCCAGCAGCAGCAGTTCCTCGGTGCCTCCGCTTCCGAGTGGGAGAACATGACCCCACTGGAACAGCAGATATGGCAACTCAACCAGAACCTCCAGGCGCAGAACGGTGCTGCGGCCACCTACCAGGCACCCGACCGCGCCACCATCTACGATCAGGTCAAGGCCAAACTCATCTCCCTGATCGGGGTCGCAGACCCGGCCCGCATCAACATCCTCACCGACCTCTACATGCGGACTGACCAAGAGCGCTTCAACGGCGGGGCACGAGACCCCGGCCAGGTAGTCATCGACGCCATCAGGCTGTACCCCGAGTACCAGCGCGTCCACGCGCTGCGGCCCGACTTCATCGATGAGGCCGACTGGCTCTCCTACCAGTTCCAGGGTCTCATGAACGCCGGGATGCGCAACTCGGCCATCGAGCGCCGGGCCATCACGCAGGCCACCGCAGGTGTCAGCCCGGCTCGGGCTGGCGAAGCGGGCCAGGTCTTTGAGTTGATGGAGACCGGCCAGATGCTTCCGACCTTCCTACAACGGATGCGTAACTCTCTGAGTGGCCTGTCGAGGTTGATGCCATGAGTACGACTACTCTCTACTACCCGCTCCAGGGCGACGACTTGGACATGACCGGCAACTACGGGGAGCCGCGGCCCGGTTACGAGCATGGTGGCGTAGACCTCAACGCAGCCTACGGCAGCGCTATCTACGCAGCCTTCGGCGGCACCCTCACCATCCAGTACGACCCTGGTGGTGGTGGCTTCGGCGTCTACGTCGAAGCCCCCGATGGCACCACGGCTCGCTACTGGCACATGTTCAACAACGACATGTCCGAGGCCGAGGCGCGGCAGGCACTCGCCATGCTCGGTATCCACGATGGGATGCAGGTGTCGGCGGGCCAGGTTATCGGCACGGTCGGCCATTCGGGGAACGCCGAGGGCGACCATCTCCACTTCTCGGTGTACGTCGATGGCGAGACCGTTGACCCCGGCATCTTCAACTACACGACCAGCACCAGCCAGGTTGACCTCACCGGCATCCAAGCCTACGCCGCGAGTGTGAGCGGCAACGACTCTTATCCACAGATGCTCACCACCGGCTCCCAGGGGGAGCAGGTGAGCGAACTGCAACGGCTGTTGGCCGCAGCCGGGTTCAGCCCTGGCACCATCGACGGCATCTTCGGCCCTCAGACCGCCGCTGCTGTCCGCGCCTTCCAGTCGGCCCGTGGTCTCAATCCCGATGGTGTTGTGGGTACCTCCACCGCGGGAGCCTTGGGCCTCACCCTTGCTACTGGCCCCTACCAGGGGGTGCCCGATACCAGCCCTGCTGCCCCGCCCCAGTACTCGGGGCCGGGGGCTGACGGTGTGCTGGGCGGTGGCTCGCTGGTGCAGATTCAGCGGCCCGGCCAGGACAACCTGTGGATGATGGTCTACGAATGGCCTCGCGGTTCGGGCCAGTTCGTAGGCTACCAGTTCGATGACCAGGCCCAGGTGTTGCAGGCGTTCGGTCCCAACTGGATGACCGAAGTGCCATGGAGGAACCGCGACCAAGCGTGGTTCAACAACAACGTGGAGGTCGTGGGCACCGCTGGCGAGATCATGGGCATCTCGGGCAACTGGGGCCAGTTGGCCGATGACACCTTCCGCGAGATCAGCGGCATCAACGACCCGACCATCTTGGGCCAGATGCTCAACGACCCCGAGATCAGGGCTGTCATGGTCGCCGCCACCTTGGGCGACTGGGACGAGGTTCAGATCGCCGCTGCCTTGCGCAACACGTCCTACTGGACGGACACGCTGTACCCCGGCATCGACAGCCTGTACGGAATCACGTCAGACCCCGAGAGCGCTTGGCTGGAGTACGAACAGTCCGTCGAGCAGAACCTCTCTCTCCTGGGTATCCCCCGAGACCCTGACGGTTCCTACCGCACCACCATCGGGCAGATGCTCAACTCGGGGATTGACGAGTACGAGTTCGCTGAGGCCGCTCCCATCTGGCAGCGTGCCGCCACCAACCAAGACTACTTCCGCATCATGCAACAGTGGGTAGCGCGGGAGACCGGGCAGACCTTGACGTTCGACAACTGGTTCGACTTGATCTCGGGCACCGCCCCCGCAGAGTTGCAGGACATCGCCAACCGCGCTGCCGTCCAGTACCAGGCAGAGCAGGTTGGGTTCGACATCAACCGCGGGATGATCGAGGCGGTGGCCGAGAACACGCTGCTCTCCGAGCGGGAGATCGCAGCCGCCTTCAACGAGGTCGAGGCGCAGTTGTTCTCCCTCGGCAACTACGGTCTGAAGAAGTACGGGTTGAACCAGAACGATCTGATCTCTGCCGCTACGGGAATACGGGCACCGTCAGGACGTTCCCATGAATGGATTAGGGCCAAGGCGCGCCAAGCCGCCATTGAGTTGAGCCTGTTGGACGACGACAAGGCGCAACTCTTTGTCGGTTACAGCGAGTCCACTGGCGCTCCCCAACGACCGGGGATGACGCTCTACTCTCCCGAGGGCGCATAGGTCGGATTGCGGCACGGCGTCGATAAGCCGAACCGGAAGCCCCCACCTTACGGGGAGTTCGGGAGAATGGCCGGTGCTGTAACTCCGCAGCGCCGAGTACCAACAGGAGGGCAATATGCCAGAGCGAACCAACACCGAGTCCACGATGGACGACGACGGCGAGGGTCAGGCTGATGAGAGCAATCTCATCAAGAGCCTACGCCAGAAGTTGCGGGACTCCGAGGCGAAAGCCAAGGCCGCAGCCGAGGCGGTGTCCACCGCCCGCGAACAGGTAAAGCGGGAGATGGAGATTGGGAGCCTTGTCAATCAGGCAGGTTACCCAGGGCTGTCCGAGATCGCCGTGGAGAAGGTGAAGGAACCGACCGCCGATGCGGTGGCCGAGTTCCTGAAGGGGCTGGGCCTGGAGCCGAAGGTCAAGGCCGAAGAGTCCAGTCAGCCCGAGGGCAAGACCGATCTTGCCTCCGAGGTTGCCGGGGTCGCAAACCTGGGGCAGCAGGTAGCCGCTGCTGCCAGCGGCAAGGCAACCGGCGACCTGGCTTCGCGTGTTGCGAAGGCCAAGTCGCAGGAGGAACTGATCGAGATTGCTCGCGAGGGTGGTTTCCTCCAGCAATAGGAATCCCACACACTCCATAGGTGATACATGGCCGACACATTCACTGGCACTAGCCAGTTGAGTGGCGCGGTTCTCACCGCCTATCAGCGTAGCGCCTTCTTCGCGCTTCGTTCGGACGTGGTGTTCGATCAGATTGCCATGGTGAAGCCTGGCTCTCTGACCTCTCCTGGCTCTCCTGTCTCGTTCTACTTCTGGACCGAGATGAGCCAGGCGACCACCGCCCTGAGCGAGACCGTCGATGTTGACGCTGTGGGCCTGGCTTCTTCGGCGGTCACAGTGACCCCGTATGAGTACGGCAACGCCGTGCTTCTTACTCGGAAACTGCGCGCCATCGAGATGCTCATTGGGTTCGACCCTGACGTTGCCAATCTGGTCAACTTCAACATGGTCGATTCCATTGACAGGCTGGCCCGCAACGCGCTGGACGCGGCGGGGACACTGGAGTATGTGACGGGGACTACCGCTGTTGCGCAGGTCTCGACCTCCATCATCACCGCGGCCCTTGCTCGCAAGCAAGAGGCCAAGTTGCGTGGTGGGTCGGCTCTGCCGATGAGCGGTAGCGACTACCTGGCGATTGCGCATCCCGATGTCGCATACGATCTCAAGAAGGAGACCGGCGACGCGGGGTGGGTAAGCCCTGCCGTGGTGAACAACTACGGGGCCGTTCTCAACAACGAGATCGGTCGCTTCGCCAGTATGCGATGGGTCGAGTCTCCACGGGCGTATCTCCTGGCTGACGGGGGTTCAAGTGCAGTAGACCTCTACTACACCTACTTCCTCGGTCGTGAGGCGCTTGCGAAGGCTGTTGCCATCGCCCCGCACATCGTCATCGGCCCGGTTACCGACCGGCTCCAGCGGTTCCAGCCTATCGGCTGGTACTGCTACCAGGGGTGGGGGCAGTTGCGGAGCGCCGCATCGCGGCGACTCGGCTCTGCGTCTAGCATCGGAAGCAACTCCTAATGCCTGCTGAGTACGGTCGCAACCTGACCGACGCCGCGGGTCTCATGGCCCTATTTGCCGCTGGCAAATACAAGGCCGGGTCGTTGACCTTCGGTGCTACCGCCGCCACGGATGCTCTGACTCATGGGTTGGGCGCTGCGCCCGATTTCGTGCTGCTCCAGACTTCCGGGGAAGGCGTCCTCACCTGGGCCTCGGATGCGACTACGCTGACTGTGACCCGTGCCACAACCACGGGCGCGGTCACTTGGTCGTACCTGATCGGTATTCTGGCCTAACCAGGATGCGCACTTGATAACTGACTGAGCCTCCGAGGAAAGCGGCTTCCTTGGGAACAGAACGAGCCGTGACCTTCTCTCACCGGCCCCCCTACGGGGGGGCCGGTGCTACTATGCAGGCCATGAGCAAGAAGCCTCGTCCTAGCAAACTGTGGACCCCGAGGCCCATCTTCTTCAACGAGAAGAGCAAGGGCAAGATGATCGAAGGCTCCGTCCTGATCTGCACGTTGCGGCCCGAGATGGTGACGGCGGGCTACGCCCAATGCCTCGCCATGCTGTGTCTGGAGAATCCGTACAACGCCATCATCGGATACCACGGGGCGCGGACGGCTCGTTCCGCGCTGGGCCGTCAGCGCATCATCGAAGATGCCTTCCTCCCTTCCCCGGCTGAGTACCTGCTGTGGATTGACAGCGATATGGTGTTCACTCCGCAGACGTTCTCCCTCATCTACGAAGAGATGTTGACGCAGCGGCACAACGGCGTTCAGTGTGGCATCACGAACGCCCTGGCGTTCATGTATTCGGAGGCCGAGCAGAAGGTGTTGCCGAACTGCTTCTTCCGCAACCCGGTGAACGGGTTGCATGAGGTTCGGGCCGAGTACCGCCAGGGGGAGCGGTTCTGGTGCGATGCGACGGGGGTGGCGTTCACGCTCATTCACCGAGAGGTCTTCGATGCGGTTGGCTCCCCCTACCACCAGGACTGGGTGAAGCATCCCGACACTGGGGTTCAGATGGGCCACGATGTCCACTTCTTCTACGAGGCATCGAAGCATGGGTATCGCGTCCGCTACTGTGCGGACGCTCAGACCGGCCACATGAAGATGTTCGCCGTGGACGAGAACATGTGGCTCAACTACTTGGGTCAGGTCAAGACGCGCATGGCGCAGATCAAGGCAGAAGAGGGTGTAGTCCAAGCGGAGGTCGTAGACGATGCGGCAACTTCCTGAGAATGTGTTGGTCACGGGCGGGCAAGGGTTCATTGGTCGCTATGTCTGCGAACTGCTCGACCGCCTGGGCGTGAAGACCTGGGCCTACGACAAGGTGGGCGGGCTGAACATCCTGGACAAGCGGCTGCTGACCGAGGCGGTCGGCTGGAGCGGTGGAGTCATCCACCTGGCCGCTCTCCTGGGCACCGCCGAACTCTACTCCAATCCGCATGAGGCGGTGGACATCAACGTGCATG